CCGCAAAACACGGTTGCGCCGATTGCTCAAGAGAAAACTGAATACGTTTTGAAACCAGTTGAGAAACCCGCGCCGGTTACGCCCGCGCCAAAACCAATCGCCAAACCTGCAACTCGCGTTCGCGTCGGCGGATTTGTCGGAAAGCGCAAGGGCTGGCTGTAAATTGACTTTTGCTTAAAAGAGAAGAGCAGGTTTAACTTTCGCCGTCGCGCGATGGTTTGACTTAATCGGCTGGCAAAGCCGAGATTGCGAATCAAATAGCATTGTCAGTTCCAATTAAAAACTACGAGCCGATTCAAATTGCGGCAGGTGATACGCTGTCTTGGCAGCGGTCGCTAGGCAATTATCCAGCGTCACAAGGCTGGCAACTCACCTACGAACTTCGCGGCAACGGTCAGGCCATCGAGTTTTTATCCACCGCAAACGGCGATACGCACGTTATCAACGTAACGGCGGCGACAACCGCAACGTGGCTTCCGGCGAGTTACACGATGGAGGGCTTTGCTGGCAATGTCAGCACGGGCGAGCGTCAGCGCATCTACCTAAACAATCTCGCCGTCACGCCAAATCTTGAAGGGGCTGCGCCGGACATTGATTTGCGGACGCAGGCGCAAAAGATGATTGAGCTAATCGAAGCCGTCCAGCTTGGCAAGGCAACACACGACATTTTGGAAAGCGAAGTTGAAGGAACGCGCATCAAAAGACTTTCGCCAAAAGAATTGCGAGACGAATACAACTATTGGAAGCAAATCCGCCAAAACGAAGTGAAGAAAGAAAACTCCAAGATGGGTAGAAGCAATGGGCGCAACCGCTATACCGTCTTTACAAATCCAAACCAAGCCAGCGTAGGCCAATTTGGTGCTTTGCCGCCGATTTTCCCGTTTGGAGGCGGAAATTGTGAGTGAAAAAGCCGTCAGAAAAGCGGGTGAAATAGCGGTTTTGCCGCCCGTGAAAGCGGCTGAAACCACCCCAAAAGAGACGATTATCACGGTAAAAACCATTGAAAAACCGCTGGAATGGAACGAAAGAAAGTCCGTTCGCAGCGATGGCAAGCGGATGTTTGCGTCTGCAATGACTTCGCGGCTAACCGCCGACTGGCCGGTGTCCATTTCTTCCGCCGACGCCGAAATTTTAGTTTCTGCAATCGCCACGCGCTCACGGCTTCGCCAGCTTGAGCGCGACGACGATTATATGCGCCGGATGTTGCGCCTATACCAAAATAACGTCATCGGACACCAGGGGATTCAGTTGCAAATGAAAATCCGCGAGCCTGCGCCCGCGTTGAAACCACAGTCAGCCGATCCCGCTAACCCAAACGCAAAAGTTTCCAACAAACCGCGCTTTCAATTCGACACGGAAGCAAATCAGATGGTGCAAGATGCTTGGAAAGAATTTTTGAAACCGCAAAATTGCACGGTGATGCGGAATATGTCCGGCGTTAATTTGCAACGGCTGTCGGTTCGCGCGTGGAAGCGCGACGGCGCAATCATGGTTCGCAAGTATCGAGGATTTAACAACGCATTTGGCTTTGCGGTTCGTCCGTTGGAAATTGATTTTTTGAACTTTTGGAATGTTGGAAAAAATCCGCTGAACGGAAACAACATCAAATTTGGAATCGAATACGACGAATTTGATTGCCCGATTGCTTATTGGATTTTGTCGCGGCATCCCGGCGAAGTCCTACCGAACAATTCCGACAAAGTTTATCAGACGCGCGTTCCCGCCGAAGACATTTACATGATTTTTGACGTTGACCGAGCAAATCAGTTAGTTGGGATGCCGGATTTTTGCTCGGTTGCCACGCGGTTAAATGCGCTTCACAAATACGAAGAAGCCGAGGCCGTAGCCGCGCGCGTAGCCGCCTGCAAAGGCGGATTTGTTTCTAAAGAACTGCCAACCGAATACGACGGCGCAACTGATTCGCGCGGAAATTCGCTAGAAGAAATGTCACCGGGCATGGTTGAAATGGGCGAGCCGGGAGAAGTTTGGCACGACATTGATCCAAAGCATCCGATGGATGCTTACGGCTCGTTTGTCAAAGGAATGTTGCGCGGTGGCGCAGCGGGAGCGGGGCTGGCTTACAACACCGTCGCTAATGATTTAGAAGGCGTGAACTATTCCAGCTTCAAGGCTGGACGGCTGGAAGATACCGCGCAGTATCAATACGACCAGCAGCACATCATTGACCAGTTGATGCAGCCGATGTTTGAAGACTGGCTTCCGTTTGCGATGCTCAAGGGCAAAATTAAAATGCCGCTGGCGAAAGAAGATAAAATTCTTTCGGGCGTCAACTGGCAACCGCGCGTATGGCAAAGCGTTGAACCCCTCAAAGAATGTCAGGCGGACATCCTTGAAGTTGAGGCTGGCTTTGCGACTCGCCGTGAAAAAATCGCGGAACGCGGCGGCAACATTGACGAAGTTGATGAGACGCGCGAGGAAGACCAGCTATCCGAGCAGACGCACAACATTCAACCCGCGCCAATCTCGCAGCCAACAATTACGAAGGGCGCAGTTGCCGAGCAAGGCGCACCTCCCTCGTCCGCTGGTGAAACTTAAAAATTGACTTTCGCTTAAATGGTAGAATGGCAAAGCACGATTTAGAAACAGGCTATCGCTACTGCGAGATTGACCTTACAAAAGTTGACCGCACCGCGCGGACAATTCCGATTTCTTTTTCATCTGAATGGCCTGCGCTGCAAAAGTCGACTCCAACCGTTGCCAAACTGACAGGATTGAAAGAAGGGCAAGTCTTCGTTGAAGTCCTCGATCACAATCCCGAAAACGTGGATTTGTCAGTCATCAACAATCGCGGGGCTTTCTTGGACGAACATGAAGAATCGCGGCATCTTGGCGTAATTGAAAAAGCCGAAATCACTGACGAAAAGCGCGGCATTGCATTGGTAAAGCTCGGCAGCGATGACGACGCGGTAAAAAGATTTGGTCAGATGGCCGACAACATTCGCCCGCACGTTTCCGCTGGTTATCGCCGCACAAAATTTCTTGGCAAAGAGAAATTGCCGAATGGCAGAGACGCTTATCGCTTTGCGTGGAAGCCGACTGAAATTTCATCCGTCGCCGTTCCCGCCGACCCGACTGTAGGGGCTGGAATGGGTGTTGCTCGCTCTTATCAAGACCTTCCAGAAATTGACTCTCCCGTAAATGTAGAAACAAAAGTTTCCGAACCAACTAAAATTATGCCCGACATCACTATCACCGAACCGACCGAAGCGCAACGCAAGTCCATTGCTGACGGCGCTCTAACCTCTGACCGCGCTCGCCGCAAGGCTATCCATGACGCGGCTGAAAAGATTGCCGCCAAGACGCCGACGATGGCCGAAGCGATTCGCAAGATTGCGACGGACTGCGATTTGGCTGGCGAGAATGTGGGCGACTTTTCCGGCAAGGCGTTGGAAGCCTTTGGCGCTCGCAAACTCGACCACACGGAAGCGCACATCGGCATGACGCAAGAGGAGGTTTCGGATTATTCCGTCACCCGCGCGATTCAGTCCTGCATGAATAGCAAGAGCGGTAAGATTGAAAAGGACTGCCCCGAATTTGATTACAATCAGGAAGCCGAAAAACGCTACGGCAAGCGCAGTTCGTCTTTCTGGATTCCGACCGATGTTTCTGTCGGCAAGAAGGGCGATCCCGAAAAAGGCCGTCGCGATATGCAGGTCAACATTTTTGGTCAAGGTGGCGCATTTGTTCCTACGCTGCTTGAGCCGACTCCGATTGAACTGCTCCGCAACAAGATGGTGCTTTCAACGCTCGGCATCCGCGTCATGGGCGGCTTGACTGGCAACGTGGCGATTCCGCGTCAGACCGGCGCAGCCACGGCTTATAGCCTTTCTGAAATCGCGCAGGCCGCTGTCAGCAATCAGGCGATTGACCAAATTACGCTCACGCCGAAACGTGTTTCCGCTGTTGGCATTTATTCCAAACAGCTTTTGATTCAATCGGCCATCGCCATTGAAAATTTCATGCGAGACGACCTGATGACGGTCAACGCTCTGCGCTTGGATTATCTCGGCTTCAACGGCAGCGGTGCAGCCAGCGAGCCGCAAGGCATCATCAACACTCCTGGCGTTGGCTCGGTTACGTTTGGTGCGGCAGCGACCTACGCCAAGTTGGTTGCCTTTGAAACCGCCATCAACGCGGCCAACTCGCAAGGTGGTTCGCGCGCCTATGTCACCACGCCGACCGCGAAAGGCACGCTCAAGAGTGCTGCCAAGTTCCTGACCGGCGGCGGCACGAACGTGACGAACATCGCGCTTTGGGAAGACAACGAAATCAATGGCTATCCGGCGTTTGACACGAATCAGATCCTGAACAATCAGATGATTTTCGGCAATTTCAATTCGCTGATTATGGCGATGTTTGGCGGGCTGGACATCGTGGTTGACCCCTACACTTTGGCGGACAAAGCGGAAGTCAAAATCACCATCAACAACTTTGTGGACATCGCGCTTCGCCACCCGCAGGAATTTGTGGTTAGCGCGGACGCTGCCAACCAATAATTGACGACCAACAGAACAACATTCAACTAACTAAAATATGAAATTCACCAAATTGAAACTGATGATTCTGGCGGTCGCCAGTCTTTCACTCGCCGCCTTTTCTGCATCTGCCGCCGCCGACACGTTTGCGAGCGTTCGGACTGTCGTCGTGGACGCACCGCGCCTTATCATAGGCGCGGCGAGCAGCGCGGTTACAAACAACTGGACTGACATTCACGGCTTTGAAGGCATCGCCAAGATTGATTTTTCCACGAAAACCAATGCAGGCGGCGCTACGCTGTCGGTATTGATTCAAACGTCTGCCGATCAAACGAACTTTACCACTCTGAACAATGTTGCGTATGCCACGGCGGCCTCAATTATCTATACGAACAATATGTATCCGGCACAGTTGACGGCAACAGATGTGATTAACTTTCCCGGAGTTATCACCACGCCAACGGCCTCAAGCTCTGGCTGGGCGACTCCCTATATCGCTGCCGCACCGTTCACAAACACGGCAACTGCGCTGTCATTGCTTGATGGCGTGACCACGATTGGTTTTAACGCATCTGATGCAAACCGATATGTCCGGCTTATTTACTCAACCGGCGGCACGGTTACGAACATTTCCGTCAGCGCAACGATGACCGGACTGAAGCAAATCGTCCCATAAACCGAAAAAAACAAAACAAAAAACACCATGAAATTCAAAGCAACAAGCGACTTCCGCAACACGCACAAGCTGAAAGTTGACGGCAAGAAGGACGGCGATTTGCACATCGCCAAAGGCGACACGTTTGAAGCGGATGTTCAAGACCAAAAGACCGCCGAATTGATTGCGATTCTGGCACACTCTGGCCGCATCGTGGACGTTGACGGCTCGCCGGTTGGCGTGGCGAAGATTGACGCCGAAGTGAAAGCGGAAAAAGCGAAAGCCGCCGCCCTCGCTGCTGGCGATAAAAAATAATCTGGTTGCAACCATTCCCGCCGCTGTCGCTGTTTTTGGGTTTTCAGCGGCAGCGGTTTTTGATTTATGTCAGTCTATTCAATCCATGCGGCATCGTTGAAACAAGTTTATGATGAACTTGGAACAGACGCTCCAGCGTTCACATGGAACGGATCAGACTGGAAACTTCTACCGGGCGGCGCAAAATTCAAACGCGCAAACGACATTGGTGGATTCGAGCTGACTTCCGATTTGCAGTTGACTTGTTTAACTGACCAATTCGGCGGCACACTGCCCGACTCTGGCGAGACGATTACTTACGTCGGGCGCGATTACACCATAACCAACGTCACGCCCGCGCCCGCTGGCTATCAGATGCGAATTAACGCCGATTTGAACGTGCAAGGAATGTGATTGACGGTTTTTGCGATTGGTGTCATATTTTTGGCGTGACGATTGAACGCCCGACAATTAGACCGATTACGCTTGCCGAAGGGTTGGAGTTTTCAGGTAAGGGCTATATTGCCGACGAAAAGAAAGATGGCCGATTTGAGCTTCTAAACTGGCAAGGTTCAATCATCGCGGGTGAGCGGATGAGCGACGGATTCTTTTGGGCGTTTGACGTTGCGAATTGTCAGGGCGACGATTGCCGACGCTCACCGCTAACAGACCGCCGCGAAGCTCTTGCCAGCCTCGCCAGCAGCTTTGATTCGCGCATGGCGATTGTTCCATCAGGATTCGGCGGCGAGTTCATAGAAGCCGTTCTGCGCGATGGCGGCGAAGGGGTGGTGTTCAAGCATCCAGAAGGCTATTGGGGCGTCGGACAATTCAAGGCAAAGCGCATTGAAACCTTTGATGTTCGCGTGACCGAAAAACTTCGCGGCTCGGTTGCCATCAGCTTTCAAAATCAGGACGCGGGCAAATGCCCAATTTTCGGCAAGGCTTTTGAGTCGGTGAAAGCGGGCGACATGATTGAAATTTCCGCATTTTGTATGACCGCTTCTGGCAAGTTTCGAGAGCCGCGCTTTGTAAAACTTCGCCCTGATAAGAATTGACTTTGGCGTTATTGTGGGTGCAAACCACTTTCACAATTTCAAAAGCCAGCCAAGCCGATTTTCAGAACACTCTTAAACGGTATCTTCAAGTTAATCGCCGCACATTGCCGGAAGCCTTGAATGAAAAGGCTTATTTCATTGTGGCAGGTTCGCCTACTACACAGGGAGCGATCCGGCTAACTCGCAAGGCGGATTATCAGAGAATAAAGGACGAGCTTGGCGCGCAAATGATGTCAATCGGAATTGGCAAGCGCGGCAAGGCACTTAAAAAGCAATCACTCCAAATCGTTACTGATTATTGGGCGCAACTTTCTGTTTTAATTATCATCGCCAGATTAAGAAAAAAGGGTGAAAAGATACCGCCCGCCGCCGAATTAAAAGAAAAGGCTCTTAAAATGGTTCGAGCAAGAATTGCCTCGGTTGGCTTCATTCGTTCCGGTTGGCTTCCCGCGCTTCGCCGCCTCGCGCGTTTTTCAAAATATGGCCGCGTTAAGTTTGCGTCTGGCGATTTACCTAAAAAGACTGGAGATTTTAAGGGTGGTGTTAGTCCCGCAACCGCCGCGCAAGGAAACTTTGCCAAGTGCGTTATATGGAACTCGGCAGGCGGATTGACAAAACACAAAGGCGCATTGATTAAATACGGACAGCCGGGACTTGAAAAGGCCGTGCAAGAAGAAACCGCCAGCATGAAAAAGTATCTTGCAGGCAAGCTGCGCGAAAACGCGCACGCCGCTGGTGTGAAAACAAATTGATATGGAACACCCCGAACTAATTGAAAACGCTTTCGTCAGCTACCTAACCGCAAAAGGCGGCTGGACAAGCAACCTGCTTTTACTGGCTGGCGAAAGCAACGTGGACAAAAGTGACGCGCGAATTGTGGCGTATGTCGAGGGCGACTTAAGCAACGAAGATCCGCCACTTTCCGGAAACCGCTGGGCAGATGTCGTTGTCGAATTGCGGACGCCGTATAGCAAGTTGACCGACAAGGAAAAGGCGAACGGCACAAACGACCCATTGCCGCAGCACAAAGCCAACGCTGCCAATCTTCAAACCGTAATGCTGTCTCAAACCTTGCCAGAAGATTTGACGGCGGCGCAGGCTAGTTTTACCTGCTTTGGATTAAGCGAGCGGACGCCGATGCGAAAGCAGGATGGCAACTATTGGGGGACGGGTTGGAAAATGAAAATCTATTCCTGCCCGTCAGCCATACCGGCATAAATTGACTTTTGCTTTAATTGTAGAATGACGAAACTTTTAGCCATCACCATTTTGATTTGCGGCTTGTGCGCCTCACGCGCGGCCTTGGTTTCGTCGAATCTTCTGACGCTGACTTCGTTAAATCTTTCGACCAACACCGGCTCGGCGATAGTCGTTGGCAGTGCTTCAATTTATCCGTCGCCGACTTTTATGATTCAGTCGGTTGGCACAGGCGGAACGAATGGCGCGGGCGGTCGGATTCTGATGGGGATGTCCACGAATACGGCGAATATGTCCGTCGTCGGGAGCTATTCCGCAACGAATGACACCATTGCGGCGGTGACGCTAACCAACAGCGGAACGATTACGATTTACTGCGCCTTTCAAGGTTACAACACGACGAACATTCCAATTCAAATTGGTGCGCAGCTAATTCAAAACAAATAATTTTATGACACCTATTGCCGGAGTTAAAACCATTGCGGACGCGCTGGCGACGATTGAAGCCATCGCCGCGCCAAGTCAACAGCCCGTGCCGTCAGTAAAAGAAGGCGCGAGTCCTGCCGAAAAAGCCGCTGTCGAAAACTCCATTGCGCTGATTACTTCGCAGAACGCCTTTGCCTCGCGCGAAGCCGAAATGATTGACGCGCTAAAGACATTTGCGAAAGCGCGACTCGCCGCCGTGTCGACTGAAATCAAAGTTGTCGGCCTGGATATCCGCGCCAGCATCGCGGACGGCATGGAATTAGTTAGCGTCCGAATAATTCAACACAAATAATCTATGAGCAACACCATCGTGCCGTTAGGCTATGCGGTAAATTTCGGCTTTAAGGCCACGTCCACCGACCACGGCGTGACGGCAACTCCGTTCACTGGAATGTTGCTGCAATCGTCCAGCATCAAATCCATCGCTGAAAAAGAACGCATCCGCTCACTTCAGGGCGACGTGGTTTCGGAGAATTATTACGGACTGGAAACTGCCGCCGATCTGAAGTTTGTCATCGGCGCGTCTGGATTGGCAGCTGCGATTACGGCCACGAAACTTTCCGCTGCCTTTACGCCGGGAACAATCATTGCCATCACTGCCGCTGCTAGTTCGCCGGACTTGGTTTATTCCTATTGGATTGTTCAACCGGGCGCAGACATCCCGCAGGAAATCACGAAGTCGGCAGAGCTTTCCATTCCGCTCTTGCAAGTGCCGAATGTGACGGCAGCGGCGAGCGCGTAACTTTCAAACCAACATGATTGCCGCCGAATTTACTGCGGCTTTACCAGAGCCGCAAATCATTCTAGGTTTGCGGCTCTTGCCGTTAAGCCTCGGACGCTACCGTCTATTGAAGCGGTTTGAATCGCCGTTTGTGGATGAATCGCCGCTCGAAATTTCCGTTCAAGAATTGACGAAAGAATTATTTTTTGCGCTGCTGATTTGCGGACTGCCAGTTTCGGAGTTCAAATCTTATTTAATGCAGCCAAAGCAGCTTGCCAAGCAAGCGAAACGGTTTGGCAAAGTCGCCGGAAAAATCACGAAACAAAAAGGCTTTTCAATTCTGCCGTGCTTTGAGCAGTTCAAGACTTATTGCCGCGAGGCCTCCGCGATGCCGTGGCATCCGCTTTCAACATCGCCCACAAGCGAAGCAGACAGTATATCGCACTGGTCACACTCAATGGAGATTTGTTTGCGCTCAAACGCTGGCTGGACGGCGCAGGAGATTGACGAAGAACCGATGGCAAAGGCGATGACTGATTTTTTTAAGTATATGGAATCGCAAGGCTCGGTGCGTTTAATTTCGCACGAAGATTATTCCGCGATGGAAGCGCAGGGCGACAAGAACGCGAAAGCCTTTGCGGAATACTTGGCAACGCTGAACTGATATGGGCTTAAATCTTGAATCAACCATCTCGCTAAATTCCGCCTCGTTCGAGCGCGGGATGCACCGCGTTAAAGATTCAGTTTCCGAAAGCGTCAAAGGTTTTGTGATTGGCGCGATTGGCGTGGCCACGGTTGAGCAAGCCTTTCGCCGCACGATTGAAACGGCGGAAGAATTAGTTAATACGGCCAAACGACTCGGAACCACGGTCGAGCAGGTGCAGTTGCTGCGACAGGCGGCAAAGGATGCCGGAACGGAGATGGATTCGGTGGCGACTGCGCTGGAAAAAATCAATCTGGCGAGAGCGAAGGCTTTGGGTGGCAACAAATCCGCGACCGCAGCGTTTAGTGCGCTCGGCGTTTCGAAAGGCGACTTAAAAACCAAGACGGCGGCAGATTTGTTTATGCACCAAATCGGCGACACGGTTAAGCGCGTCTCGCCGGAACAAATCGCGCAACCGTTGCGGGAAGTTTTAGGACGCGGAGCAGGTCAAGGAATCGCCGTTCTAAAAACTGATTTCGAGGAGCTTGGCAAGGAGATGAATTTAATGTCGTCTAGCACGTCGGCTCGGTTGAAAGTTTTTGCGGACGAGATTGATTTAGTTTCTCAAGAAATCATCGTTGCGCTTGCTCCGGCGATTCTGATAATGCTTCAGGCTTGTATTGCGTTTTCAGCATGGGTTGGTGGTAAGGTTGCTTCGGCGGCTACATGGTTGGGCGCACTATCGGTTGGGGCTGAAAACTCTGCGGCGAGCCTTGACGATCCAGCAAATAAATCTCACGCCGACGCCATTCGTCGTGCTGGAAACGCAAACGCAGGCATGACGGCGGATTCAATGTTTAACGATGCGAAAAGTCAGGCAAATGCGGCGGGTGATAAATTTGCGGAATGGCTTAAGAAATTTAACGAGAAGCTGGAAAGAGCGGAAGCTGGCTTGAAATCTCCGAAGCCGGATTTCAACGCAATCGCCGACACCGCTCAAAAGATGAAAGGTGGCGGAAAGATTGCGTCTGATTCACTTGTCAAAGTCGGAAACTTTCTCGGATCAAACATTGGCGCGGTTCACGCGGCGGCACGAATGGAGCAGCACGCCGTCCAGACGAATCATTTTCTTTACAACATTGAAATAATGTTAAGGAAAGCGATTTCAAACAACTTTAAGCTTCCTGAAAATAATTACCACCCCCCAAGCTTGGACAGCAGCATGAAATGGGCGAACGATTCGCTTATGAACGTGCCCAACAACCCATGATTAACACTCAAAAACTACTCGGCACTTTAGTTCCGCAACAGCAACCGTATCGCTACGGACGGCGGTCGGACGGGCGTTGGTCGAATGTGATTTACGCTTCGCTATCGCAGGCGCAGATTGACAGCATCGCGGCGTCGGCGGACGCGCTCGGAATCAATTACGAATTTTCAAACAATTTCGGAAGCCGTTCAGAAATCACGCTGGAATACAACTGGAACTTCATCAACAGCGGCTTCAATTCGGCGGCAACGGAGTCGGAAGAAACGTGGGAGATTGTGCCAAACAAGGCGATGAAAGATTTGTTGGATTCCCGCAACCCTTTAGTGCTGGCTGCGGCATCGGCAGAGGTTCAGTTGTTGAAAGCGTGGAAAAGACAAAACACGCTCGAAACTAATCTGGTTGACTCGACGACTGGCAACTTTGTTATTCCCAAGATTTCCACCACGCCGTTTTCTAATGCTGGAATCCAGTTGGCAAAAGCAATTTACGACGGCGTTGAGCAGGTTGAAGTTCCTGCGCCGGTCTTGACTCATTCTAAAGTTGTAACGGCGCAGTATATTTATCCTGCTCAATTCGCCAACATCGGTAAAATCTTTTCGACGGCGACTTTGATTTCTGCCGAATCAATTCCGTCCGCAGTTCTTTTTGACTTTCCGAATGACACCGACCCCGGCGCAATTCCAATTCCCGGCACTTCGATTTCGCAGCTTTTTCAGTATGGTTGGATTAAAAACTCCCCATCTGTTCGGCAAGTTGCAAAACGAAAATGGAGCATTACGCAAACATGGGATTACGGTTTGTGGCTGATGAATCTTTACGGCAACACGCGCCTTTGATTTATGGGAATCTTTAACCCGCCAAAACCTTCACAGGATAAAAGCCCGATATGGGTTTGGTTGGACTATCTTGTTAAGTGGTGCACCAGTGAGCGAGTTTATATCAAGGGGTGGAACTTTGTTCAGAAGGCGGACGGAAAGTATTTTATTCCGCCAAGTATTCCGCCTGCGGGTGGAGGGCTCTGGCCGTGGATGTATCCGACGCACGTTGAACTTGATACATCTTTGCCATACTCCAAAGGTAAATGCGCTTATCTTTCGCCGCAAAATCCACTTGTGACAGTTGGCTTGGTAGATTTGGATTCGAGCGGGGCAACCGTTCAGGCCACGGCGGGGATTTGGCTGGCGCTGGTGGACATTCCGGCGGCGACCAGCTCGGGTTATTATGTGCCGAAAGACCCGGTATCTGACTTGGGCGCACCGAGCGGCACGCCGTTGACCGGCAACCTCGACGGCGGCACGGCCAAGTGGGTGTTAATCAAACCCGTTTGCTGATATGCCCGGCAACTTCGCACCACCGTATCGCAAGCTGGCTTTGGGTAGCAATAACCCGAACGCTTCCGCAAATCATTGGAGCGGTTGCGATGTGGTGAAGCGTTACGATAATGTGACGCTCGTGCGCAAGACGACTTCATGCGCTGACTCGACGGTGATTCAGACTGCGCCGTATGGCCGTTATTCGCAACTGGGATATACGCATTGCGGCGGTGACGGCTATCATTTCAGCCTTTGCCCGCAAGATTGGATTGGCAGTTGGATAGCGGGTGGCATTGGCGATTTGAACGGACTCTCCACGCGGAACGTGGACGGTTACACTCCCGACATGGTGGAGATAGCCGATACAATTCTCAAAGACCATAACTATTACCGACCAACCACGACCGGCGAAACGGTAGGCACGCGCACCTGTAAGAAATCAGGCTTCCGTGGCGTGGTGGCTAAAAAGATTTGGCAGGGATTGCTCCCGTTCACCGACCCAGAACAGTGCGTGGCCACGCCTTCGGCATCACCTACCCAAACCCTCTATCGTTCGCTGAAATGCACGTTTTCTTTTTACGCCGAATGTAAATCCGGCGTTGAAGCCACGTTAATCTCGCATTTCACCGGCTCAAAAAAACAAACGGTGAATCAGACCAGCGGCATCGTGGAACTGGTTGAAAATAATTTCACAGTCGAAAGCGATACCAACACCGGCAGCTATGACGCCACTACGGGGCAATGGACGGTTGATAGCGGGGTAACACCGGCCAGCAGTTTAGCGGCTGACACCGTTGATTGTGGCGGGAGTGGTGCTTATGTTTTTCGCTGTCTTTACAGCCCGATTGACGCCACCAAAAACGGCCCCGCCTATATTAGCGGCGTCTTGGCAGCCGTCGCCCCGCCAAAATGTTCCAAAGTTAACGCATTCGATTTGCACGCGCTGGTGTTTCAAGCCTCGCAATATACCACCGTGCCAAGTTTTGACGGGCCGGTTTTTTCTGTGGACACCGCCACTCACGTAGCCATGACGCAGCATAAACCGTATTCCGGCACTTCGGATTGGGCGTGCGAAGCGGTGTTGAATGATACGACGTTCACTTATACGTTTAGCTTTGTGGCGGCATTGTATGGAGCAGATACCTATGACGTTACGCTTTCAATCACATGGGAATTATCCGACCCATACACCGCTGTCGACCTCGACGCTGATTGGAAAGCAGCGGCGGATTCGTGGGATTTGAGCGACTGGCCGTTGAATGGTTCACTCCGCACCGATGCTCAAATGGCGCGTCTGCCGTTATGTTGTTACGACGAAGTGGCGGGCGATTTAACGACGCGGATTACCACCATGCCATCCGTCATGGACGACTACAACGCGCCCATCAGTGACGGCACTCATGCTCCGTGGGCGACGGGCTGGACGCCGACCTTTGAAAAGATTGACTGGATTGATTCTCAAGATTATCTCTGGCTGTTCACTGTAGGCGGTCACGAACAATTCACGCAACCGGGCTATGTTGACGGGGTGCAATCATGGACAGCCGCCCGCATCATTGGCGGTGGCATGGCAAATGTCGGCTTCCCGACGCATCTACGGACAGGCGAAATCATCAGTCACAATAATCCAGGTTACGACCGTCACTTTTGGTTTGGTTGCGATTATCAAAGTCGCGTCACCACCAGCTTCGGCTCGGCTAATCCTTACCAATGGGAAACGCAATGCTACGGTCACGCGAGCGAAGCCTACTTGCCCGAAGTGACGATGCGTTGGCAACCGTTTTTAGAAGCGCAGATTGACACGCTGGCTGGCAGCATCGCTTCCGACGCGAACCTGCCATTCTTTTGGAAGCGACAAATTGGTAACACGCTTGTTGGTGTCAAACAGGTGAACACCAAAGAAGTCTGGCCAAGCGCCAATTTTGCGCGGCCTTACGGCAAAGATTTGTGGGCGGTTGACCAAGCAACGGTTTGTAAATTCGTCGCGGGCGGCGGCGGAAGTCTTATCATCACGCCAACGCTGGGCGCAACCGCACCCGTGACGGGCGATTGGGTGATGATTGAAGGCTACGGCGTTACGCAGGTGACTGTCATAGGAGATTCCATGACACCCTACGGCACGCCAATACCCATTCCGACCGGCTGCGATTTTCCCGAAATGGCGGCAGAGTTGGACGTGGACACCACTGACTATGACGGCGCGGGGCAAACTTTTTGCGGCAAGATGCGTTGGTGGGGCAAGCCGCCGTTTGGCTTGCTCGCCTGTGCGGGCGTCTATGATGTTGGCACGGATAAAACTACCTTCACCATTCCCGCTACGCCGTATTGGACGGACTTGGGCAGCGGCATAACGCAGTCCGTTGACCTCTACGATGCCGACGCAGGCAACGGCAACCCGCACAACCTGATTACCACCGTCACTCTCACCAAGACGAATGTGGGCGACCTGACCGCAACGTGCGACGGCGACCAGATGGCAGCGAAGTATCTTATTCCGCACGACATGAAACCGTGGTGGGATGATGACACGCCGAAAGGCGATTTTGTAAAAGTCCGTTGGTATTTTAATACGCGCCAAGCCGCCCTCGAAGCCGCGACCTCCGTTTCAACCGTCTGGCTCGGTGGCACGACACCGGGAACGGGCATACTCGGCTGCACGTCATACGGCGCAATTGATGCCAACATTAAATTTACGCCGTGCTGCCCGGTGATGGTGGGTGGCGTGGCTGGCTCACTGGAAAAGTTCGCCACCCAGAACTTGGTGACCATGCCCACGCTCGCCGCCGATGCCACTTACGGGACGTATTACATGGGCATGATTGCCACCACCATGACCGACCCATTTTGGCAAGCCCCGTTCAATCCCGCATCCGAAGCCGGTCACTTTGGCTGGAACCAAGACAACGGCAGCGGCCAAGGCGACACCTCGACCAATCGTTATTATCCGCACGCGCCGATGGTGGAAGCCCGCGCCTCATTGCCGACGAATGGCGGTTGGAGCGGCACGGAAACTGCGCCCGCGCTGCCCTCCGGTGTGACGCTCGAATACGATACCGCACACAACGTCCATTTGCCTCCACAATGGAACGGTTACAACGTCGAAAAAGGCATTCAGACCGCTGGCAGCTACACCGGCCCCGAAGGTGGGGCCTATACCGATTGCGCGAGCGATTGGGGAACTTACAATGCGATTCGTGACAACGTGAATGCGTCTGGTCGTTTCTCATCGCAATATGCCAAGTTCATCAAATGAAAAAGAAAATCCACGTTCACGCGCAGCCCATCGAGAAACCGAAGCCGGTAGCCATCAAGGACTCGCCGCCGATACCGGCGGGAATCATTGACGATGCCGTGGCTGACTTGATCCAGAAGGCGACAGGGCAGAGGCCGTGTCAGGGGTGTGGAAATTGACTTTTACTTTATTATGATGACGCGGATTATCGTTTTTGCGCTTTTATTGACACAGTTTGTTTGCCAAGCGCAAACGAACATCAACGTGATTTATTCCTTCGTGAATGGCCTCGGCCAAACACAGACCGTTAAGCAGGTTTCTTTCCAGCCGTTTTATTTGAACGCGCTAAACAAGTCTTACGTCGTCGGCGATGAAGTGAAGCGGGTCGTGACGACTTCGCAATATACAAACCCGATGATTTCCGGGCTTTCGTATTTGGTGAAATATTATTCGTCGATCCAACCGCCGACGGTGACGCTTCAGTTCACGAACTACTTTCCAACGAACATTTCCATCACAGTTTATGCCGTGGATTATACGACGATTTCAACAAATCTCGGCAGCGGGATTTATGCGTATAGCATGGCGCAAGCTGACGCAATGTTTGCGCTAAAAGGAAGCTCCGGCGGCACGACCTACACCTTTTACAACACGAACCTGACCGTGGGCGTGCTGGTGACGAATGGCGCGACGGTGGCGGTGGGCACGAATACGAGTGGGCTGGTATCTACGAATACCGGCGTCGTGAATCAAACCACCTATCCTCAAATCAAAATCAGACCGAATGATGTAGCGAGCAATAATGCCGCGTCTCTGGATTTGGCGGGCGGCAATGTCGTCCCTCCGGTTGGGAATTATTACGGAGGAGATGTGTTCATTCATGGCGGCATCCCCTCTGGAACTGGATTATCTGGAAACACCTATCTTGGAATTTCTCCATCCTATGTGCCTCGCGGCAATGTCATTGTTGGAGGCACGTTTGACGACGGCAGCAGTAACAAGTTGCAAGTCACGGGCGGGGCGGTTTTTGACACTATTTCCGCAAGTGGCGCATTAAACTTTACCAACAACGCCAATAACTTCGTTGGCAACTTCACCGTCGCCAATGCACCGACGATTAAGGTGACGGGGAATGCGTTTCCTGTGGCGACCAATGGTTTGTGGTATTACAACTATTCACGTCCAAACGAATCAGGAGCAGGAACAGCGTTTATTTATACTAACTCTGTTGACCCAAGTTTTATAATCCGCGACACCACGATTAACAGCGGCTGGTATTATTCTACTACTGCTAATTCTTCTGGTGGTCAGTGTAACTCTGGAACAGGAACAAACTGGCTAGATTGGAATGGTGGGTATGAAATTAACTTTCAGGCAAAGATTAACGGTGTTTCTATTATTCAATCTCAACCGAATCCCACCATCCCAAAAATCACTCTCCCCGCATCCTCTGGCGGGATTGTGGATAATTCGGCAGATGGGTATGTAGGGAAACAGGTGACGCTGCCTCACTCATCTCTGAATGCTGACGGCGGCGCATCGTTTGCGAATGGGACAGCAACAATTTCATCAATCGGCACAATCACCGGCAACGGCAGCGGGTTGACCGCCCTCAGCGCATCACAACTAACCAGCGGCAGCATTCCCGCAGGCGTCTTAAACAACGGCACGACCAACACGCTCGGCTGGCTCGAAACGACGAACGACGGTTTCCATCAGCGGAGCTACAACGCGGGCAACTTGACGAATCTTAATGCCTCGCAACTGACCAGCCTCGTCCCCGAAGCCGCGCTGCCCAATCCGCTATTCACCAACACCACAACCACCCGCTATATCTGGACGAACTCCGTCACGGGCGCGTATCAAGCGCACGTCCCCGGACTCGGCACGGTTTGGGGCAATGTCCAAA